TATGGCGTTGTCTAGGTCCTATCTGGCGTGGTATTAATAGTGAACGACATTTAAAAGAAGGTACATATATGAGTGCCTTTAGATTAGGTACATATATTGCAACACAATTTAAACCTGTTGTTGCAAAAACTTTATATGATATGACAAAGGCAAGAACGGTACTAGATACTTCTTGTGGTTGGGGCGATAGACTTGCAGGTTTCTTTAGTAGTAATGCAGAAGAGTATTATGGTTGCGACCCAAACCCTAACACATATAAACAATATATGAAACAGATTGAAGAGTATAGCAAATTCTTTCCTAATAAAAAAGTTAAGATATATAATTGTGGTGCAGAAGATTTGCCTTATGATGAATTACCAGATATAGATTGTGCCTTTACAAGTCCACCATACTTTAGTACTGAACAATATAATAAAGGTGGTGAGAAAGAAGAAAATCAATCGTGGTTTAAATTCAATGAATATGAGAAGTGGAGAGACGACTTCTATTTACCTGTTGCAGAAAAGACTATGAACAAATCAAAGTTTATGTTAGTTAACATTATGGATCCAAAGATTAAGAATGTAAGATATAGGTCAAGTGATGAGTTAATAAATAGACATAGAGAAAAGTTTTTAGGTCAAATCGGTATGGTTATTATGCAACGACCTCAAGGAAATGCAAAGTTTAAAACTAAAGAAGAACTAAACGAATTTATGGCAATGAAGTATATTGAGAATGTTTGGTGTTTTGGTCCTAAGGATTATGACTTCTTCTCTGGTAGTAGAAAAGGTACATTAGAAAACTTTTTATGATAAGAATGAAGTATACAAGCCTAGTCATAAAAAAACAAAACAGGCTGTTGACAAATAAGCTATATTAGTATACAATGTAGATAATTGAATGGAGTAATCTATGAGTGATTTTTTAAAAGATATAATAAAAGAAACTGGCAATGAATATGCCACACTTGCAAGTGAAGGTGTGGATGCTGGTGATGTATCAAATTTTGTTGATACAGGTTGTTATTCATTAAATGCCTTACTATCAGGCAGTATATATGGTGGTATGCCAGGTAATAAGATTACTGCTATCGCAGGTGAAGCTGCTACAGGTAAAACATTTTTCGCATTAGGTATCTGTAAACATTTTTTAGAATCAGATAAAGACGCAGGTGTTATTTACTTTGAAAGTGAAAGTGCCGTATCTAAAAATATGATTGAAGATAGAGGCATTGATAGTAAAAGATTTGTAGTTGTACCAGTTGCAACCGTACAAGAATTTAGAGCACAAGCAATCAAAGTAGTAGACAAGTACCTAGAACAACCAGAGAGTGCTAGAAAACCTATTATGTTTGTATTAGATAGTTTAGGTATGTTATCTACTACAAAAGAAATGGAAGATACTGCTGACGGTAAAGAAACAAGAGATATGACAAGAAGTCAAATTGTCAAATCTACATTTAGAGTTTTAACATTAAAACTTGGTAAAGCAAATATTCCTATGATTATGACCAATCACACTTATGATGTTATTGGTTCTATGTTCCCTCAAAAAGAAATGGGTGGTGGTTCAGGATTGAAATACGCCGCTAGTAATATTGTTTATCTATCAAAGAGAAAAGTAAAAGACGGCACAGAAGTTGTCGGTAATATTATTCATTGTAAAAACTATAAGTCAAGGTTAACAAAAGAGAATGCTATAATTGATGTATTGTTAACTTATACAAAAGGTTTAGACAAATACTATGGACTATTAGATATTGCTGTTGATGAAGGTATCTTCAAAAAAGTATCTACTAGAATTGAAACACCTGATGGTAAGAAAGTGTTTGGTAAAACAATCATTGACAATCCAGAAGAGTACTTTACAAAAGAGATATTAGAGAAGATAGATGAAGCAACAAAAAGAAAATTCCTCTACGGATAAAAGATACACTTTTGCACAAAGACCAGGAGACGATTATAGTTGTATAAAAATCGTTGAAGGTAAGTACAAAGATGTTATATACAAGTACGGCAAAGTACAATTTGCAAAAGAAGAAAACGCAGATGGTAAGTTGCCTTTGCAGTTTGAATGGACTCTATTAAAGAAACCAGAAGAACTTGACTTGGATATTGACAAAGAAGCATTTTTAGTGTATATTGGTGATATATTAATTGAACTTTTAGATGAGAGAATAAATGACGGAACAATCCTTGATGACAAATAGACTTGAAGACACAATACTGACAAACTTAATATTCAATGAAGAATATACTAGAAAGGTATTGCCGTTTTTAAAAGATGAATACTTTGGCACAAGAAGTGATAAACTTTTATTTACATCAATCTATGATTTCATAACTAAATATAATAATCTTCCTACAAAAGAGACCTTGATTATAGAATTAAACAATCGTAAAGATATTAACGAGGAAGAGTTTAAGGCTATTAAAACAACAATAAACGGATTAACTCCACAAGAGAGTGATATACAATGGTTGTTTGACACTACGGAGAAATTCTGTAAAGACAAGGCGGTAAACAATGCAGTACTTAACGGCATTAAAATCTTGGATGGAAAAGACAAGGAAAGAAATGCGGAGGCCATTCCTTCAATTTTATCTGAAGCTCTTGCTGTGTCTTTTGATAATCACATTGGGCACGATTACATTGGGGATGCAGATGATAGATTTGATTATTACCATAGGAAAGAATTAAGACTTCCTTTTGATTTACAATATTTCAATAGAATAACTAAAGGCGGTGTGCCACAGAAGACATTGAATGTATGTCTTGCCGGTACTGGTGTAGGTAAATCTTTGTTTATGTGTCACCTCGCTGCTACTTCATTACTTGAAGGTAAGAATGTTTTATACATTACAATGGAGATGGCAGAAGAAAGAATCGCAGAAAGAATTGATAGTAATTTATTAGATGTTACCACAGATGACTTACACGCTTTACCTAAAGATATGTTTGATGATAGAATTAAAAAGTTAAAAGCAAAAAGTCCTGGTACATTAATCGTAAAAGAATATCCTACAGCGTCTGCTCATAGTGGACACTTTAAAGGATTATTAAATGAACTTGCATTAAAGAAAAGTTTTAAACCTGATGTTGTATTCATAGATTATCTTAACATATGTGCTTCAAGTAGATTTAAAGGTGGTAACATATCATCTTATTTCTATATCAAAGCAATTGCAGAAGAGTTAAGAGGTCTTGCAGTAGAATTTAAATTACCTATATTTACTGCTACACAAACAACAAGAAGTGGTTTTGTATCTACTGATATTGGATTAGAAGATACTTCTGAAAGTTTTGGTCTACCTGCTACTGCTGACTTTATGTTTGCTTTGATGACTAACGAAGAGTTAGATAGTCTTAATCAAATGAAAGTAAAACAATTGAAGAACAGATATAGCGATCCCTCAATCAATCGTAGTTTTATTATTGGCGTTGATAGAAGTAAGATGAGATTGTATGATGTAGAGCAAAAAGCACAAAACATTGTAGACGCTAATCAGGAGAAAGAATTTGCTGAAGACCCTTACGACAAATTTTCAGATTTTAAAGTATAAACTTATGCCTAGAAAAAATACAAAACCAACAAAACAAAAACAAAGTAGACGGTTAGAGCCTGGCGAAAAACTACACTACACAAAGACAATGATTAAGAAGAGAGGTAAGATTTACTGGAGAGTAATAGAAAAACCTACTAATGTTATTGTCAAAGACTTCTTTTTTGAAAAGGATGCTAGGTCACTAGTTAGATTTCAGAATAAAGAAAGAGTATGGGAAGTTAACGGAGGCATACCTCATTTTCTTTGTGAAATGCAACCAAAATAAATTCATTTTTTTTTACTTTTTGCTCGTTTTTTGCTTGACACTACGCTATGCGTGTGTTATAGTATATACATAATCAATGATGAAAGAAGGATATACTATGAATTTTCCAAACACTAACTCAAACGACCCAATCAATTTCTTGTCTGCTAACAATGGTGAACTTGAAATAACTACCGAACAAGGTCTTATCTACAACACAGCGAAAGTAGAGACTATCGCTAAAATCATTACCAATCATACAATGCCTATTGACGGTGTTATGTCTTCTTCAACTATGGACTTTGCAGATGAAGAAGGTTTTGACACTTATGACGGTGCAACTAAACTATGGGAAAAGGCAGTTGATATGGTTATCGCACAACAAACAATAGCCGCTTAATCAGTTTCGCCACCGTGGTGAAATTGGTAAACACAACGGACTTAAAATCCGTCGGAGTAATCCTTACCGGTTCAAGTCCGGTCGGTGGCACCAATCTGGAGTATGGCCTCGTAGCTCAACTGGATAGAGCACCAGTCTTCTAAACTGGATGTTGCAGGTTCAAGTCCTGCCGAGGTCGCCAGCTTGACAAATCAATAAATATGTAGTAGTATAAGAGAGAATATAAATGGAGAATTAACAATGGCAGTTTTTACGAAGAACGATTTTATAAGAGATAATAAACCATATGCAGCCAAGAATGGTAAGTATGCTGGTAAGTCTCGTTTTGAAATTGTACAATTAATGATTAACAACAAAGAAAGATTTGTTGAAGGTAAAACATCTAGTGGTCGTAAACTAGAAGGTATCGCAATTGTATCAAAACCTAATGCTTGGCCTTGTGTTATTCAAGTCAAATCTTCTACAGGAAGTAAGATAGAAGAAATATCTCTTACACAAATTTATAAGTCACCACTATTTGGTGGTGGAGGTGGTTCAGGTGGTGGTGCAGCTGTGACCGCAATTACTGAAAGTGGACAATGTTATTATTGTTCATTAGCATTTAATGTTAAAAAAGGTCCACTAAAGTTATCAGACATTACAGACGCCAATATGGAAAAGGCTTCTCGTTATGTACAGGCTACCGTTGCTTATACAGCATTTAAAGATAGAGTACCATCAGATTGGATTGAAAGTGGTACATTTATAAAAACAGCAAACGAAATTTATAAAAAGTATTCATCAAAGGTTACAGGTGGTGTTTACTTTCATAGAGGCAGTACTTTTATGGGTAAAGTATATGCAGCTAAAAAAGAAGTAATAAAAATAGATAAACAAATGGCACAGAAAGATGGTAGAGCACCATTAGCACCAGGTAGTTTTTCAGATGATAAATGGAATCCAGGTGATATATGGATGACTACAATGACACCAGGTTCGGATCCTCTTGCAATGTTTAAGCAAGATTGGGGAATACTAAATCAAGCAGTATTAGACAAAGCAGGTAGATTAAATACTCCTAGAACTTTCTTACTAGGTATCTCTCTAAAGAAATTAGGTAGTACCGTTAAGTTAGAAGAGTACAATGCTCCTGAAAGAGTGAAGTTAGTATCACACGCTTATAAGAATTATGTATTTGGAAAAAATAACGATTTCTTTTCTTCAATTGATATGTATATGAATATGGGTAGTGCGAATGTTCAGTTTAGAGCATTTAACTCTTCTTCATCTTGGCAAGGAGAGATAAAAGGATTGAGTGCTGCCGGTGGTAAAATCGGTGGTGGTAATTTAAATTTCTATTGTGAGAAACACATACGAAAATCTATAGGTTCACAAGGCTTATTATCTGGTTGGAAAGAAACACCAAGTAGTCAAGTCAAGTTAAATGATATGTATGTCCTATATAAGAAGTATGCGAAGAATCCAGTAGATGTTAAACCGTTTATCAAACAATGTTTAGATAAAGGTGGTAGTTTTATATTCAGTAAGAATATGTGTCTACTATTTTTAGATACTATGATGAGTGCAACATCAACACAAAGAAATAATGTATGTACGGATATTATAAAATACGCAGCTTCTAGTACTGATTTATCTTCTTTCTTTGTTAAGGTGTCATAAGACTTATAAATAGTAGCACAACGAAGTGAAGATTTATATTAATGGATAGTTTATTTGTATATGGAAAAAATGAAGGACAAAAATGTTTAGTTTTAAAGGATATTCTAGCTCGGGTACGAACACACACCTTGAGCATTTAGAAGACGAAATAATTAATAACGGTGCCAAAGGCGGTAGAAACGCAATAGCGTTCTTACAATCTTTGCAGAAAATGTTAACAGGTAATGTTAGCAATAGAGTAAATGTAACCGTTAAGTGGGACGGCGCTCCTGCGATAGTATGTGGAACTAATCCTGAAAACGGCAAATTCTTTGTCGGTACAAAATCTGTATTCAATAAAACTCCTAAAATCAATTACACTTCAGCAGACATAAGAAGAAATCACCCAGGTGGTGTTGGTGCAAAATTAGAAGTTGCATTAAGAGAATTGAAAAAATTAGGTATAAGAGGCATTGTCCAAGGTGATTGTCTCTTTACTAATGAAGATAAGAAAGTGAATAACATTGACGGACAATCAATGATTACCTTTACTCCTAATACTATAACATATGCTATGCCTGTTAATAGTGCTGTCGGTCGTAAGATTGCTCGTGCTAGAATGGGCATAGTGTTTCATACTCAATATGTTGGTAATAAAATGTCAGAATTAAATGCTAACTTTGGATATGTTAGAGGAATCAGAAGTGGTAGTGTATGGGTACCAAGTGCAGAATACAAAGACGCTAGTGGTAGTGCAAGTTTCAATCGTGCTGAAGTTTCACAATTCAATGCTCAGTTAAGAATGGCACAAGGTAGTTTATCTAAAGCAGGACCTATGTTAAATCAATTTGATAGTAGAGACGAGTTAAGTGTAGGTTTTAAAATTAAAACATATTTCAATAGTATCGTTAGAGGTACACAAGGTATGGGTAGTGTTAAACAACTAGTAGATGGTTTTGAACCATACTATACAAGTTTCATTGACAAAGAAATAGATAATAGAAAAACAGAAAAAGGTAAAGCACCTTATATTAAAGCAAAAGCAGATAACATAAAATTTATTCAAAGAAATAAACAATCTTTATATTTCGCAATTGCAACATACATCACATTACAGAATTGCAAAAACATTGTAGTAAGAAAAATAGCACAGATACAATCTATCGGACACTTTTTAAAAACCGATAATGGTTTTAAGGTAACATCACCTGAAGGTTATGTTGCAACAGATAAGATTGGTAATGTAGTTAAACTTGTAGACAGATTAGAATTTAGTAGAGCAAACTTTACGATTGCAAAAGATTGGGTGAAAGGTTAGTATGGATACATTTAAACAATATCTATTCAATTTTTTGAACGAAGCAAAACAAACTAGAGTTATTATAATGGGTGGACCATGAAGTGGTAAATCAACTTATAGTGAATACATTATAAGACACTTTGGTATCAAACATATTTACCCAGGTGGTTTATTAAGAAAAGAAATTGATAAAGGTGGTCCTGAAGGACAAAAGATTAAGAACTTATTAGACCAAGGTAAGTTTGCACCTAACGATATAGTTTTAAAATTAGTGAAGAAAGCATTACAAGAGAAAGACGCTTCAAAAGGTTATGTGTTAGATGGTTATCCTAGATATATGCAACAAGTAAGAGATATGGAAAAAAATGGTATCGCTTATGATGTTGTTGTATTCCTTGATGTGAGTAATGAAGAAGTTATTAGAAGACTTACAAAGAGAGGAAGAAAAGATGATAAGCCAGATATTATTAATGATAGAATCCAGTTATACAAAAAAGAAACAGGACCTGCCATTGAACATTACAAAAAAAGACCTGGGTTTATATCTATCAAAGCTGAAGGAAAAGAACCTGGAGATATTGCGAAAGACATTATTAAGGAGATAGAAAATGCAATTTAATGAATACCAAACTCTAGCTGCAAACACAGCAATTTATCCACTTGCAAGTAAGGTAACTTATCCTGCATTAGGATTATGTGGTGAAGCAGGTGAAGTAGCAGAAAAAGTTAAAAAGAATATTAGAGACGGTGCAAGTCCTACATTTAAAGAAGATATGAAAAAAGAATTAGGTGATGTGTTATGGTACATATCAGCACTTGCGAGAGATTTAGATATTGATTTAGATACAATCGCACAATTAAATTTACAAAAATTAAAAGATAGACAAGAAAGAAACAAAATACAAGGTAGTGGAGATGACAGATAAGTATAGACCTTTACCTGATAATATAACAATAAAGTTATCGCCAATAGAAGGTTTTGGTTTATTTGCAACAGCAACAATTGATAAGATGACAGATTTAGGTATCTCTCATTTGACTATGGGTAGAGAAATTTATAGAACACCACTTGGTGGTTTTTTAAATCATAGTGATAAACCTAATTGTCAAAAGATAGAAGTTGATGGAAAATATTATGTACAAACACTAGAAGATATAAAAGAAGGAGAAGAGTTAACTTTAAAGTATACTCTATACAAAGTATGAAAACTTTTAAACACATAATACAAGAAGGCGTTTACGACCCAGGTATATTCAAAGCGTTCTTTTTAGCAGGTGGTCCTGGTTCTGGTAAGTCTTATGTTACCAATAGAACAACTGCTGGTATGGGTTTAAAATTAGTTAATTCAGATGTCAGATTTGAAATGTATTTAAAGAAGGCAGGTCTCTCATTAAAAATGCCAGATAAAGAAGCAGGTCAAAGAGACCCATTAAGAGCGAGAGCAAAACAAATTACAGGCGACCAGATGGACTTATATATTAGAAATAGATTAGGTCTTGTCATTGACGCCACAGGTAGAGACTATGATATTATTAATAAACAAAGAAGTATGTTAAGAATGTTAGGTTACGATACTTATATGATGTTTGTAAATACAAGTTTAGAAGTTGCATTACAAAGAAACAAAGTTAGAACTAGAACCGTGCCTGTAAATATTGCAACGAAGAGTTGGAATGTTGTACAAAGTAATATAGGTAGATTTCAAAATCTATTTGGTACTGGTAGTATGATTGTAGTTGATAATAATAATGCAAGTGAAGATACACTTAACAAAGTTTACACACGAATTAGAGGACTCGTTAGAAAACCTGTTCAAAATTATGTCGCAAAGAAATGGATAGAACAAGAACTAGCGAAGAAAAGAAATGCCAGATAATTTTCAAAAGAAACATAGAATGGACTATGTTAAAGAACTATTAAAGAAGTGCAAGTCTGTAGCAGAAGACTTGAATGATTTAACACACCCTAAAGTTGACAACAAACCTGTACAGAATATTGTTGGTGACTGGAAAAAAATAGATGTTAAAGCACCTTCTGAAAATGATAGTCCTGAAACTAAAAGAGAATTAGAAATGATGACTGAACTATTTAAACAAAGAAATAGTGCAGTTGTAGAAAGCGTAAAGAACCACGACCAAGAAACATTTTATGGTATTGAAGCATACCTAATGAAATATAATTTAGAATATGATAAGAAAGATATATCTGAATTAAAGAAAGCAGGTAGTGGTGTAGTTAGACATTACAAAAACAAATTTCAAAGACCAAGACCATATGAACTTGCAAAAGAAATGAATATGGATTTTGATAGTATGGAATTAATTTCTGATAGTATGAAGACACCAGCATATCCATCTGGTCATAGTTTACAAAGTAGACTAATTGCAGAATACTATGGTAAATTATATCCTAAACATAAAGATAATCTAATAGAACTTGCTGATGAATGTGGTTATGGTAGAGTTGTTGCAGGTTGGCACTATCCATCTGACCATACAATGTCTGTAAAGATTGCAGATAAGTTAATCAATATGGTAGATATTCAGGAAAGTATTATTGACATTCCTAGAAAAACATATGCACCTGCTGTATTTGATAATGCAGATACAAATAATCCTAAAATAAAAGCAAGTGTAGTAAAACAAATACAAGACCAAATCAAAGTATTTGAAAAAGAATTTCCAGTTATTAAGTATGGTTTGATTGGTTCTATTCTAACACATAGATATAGAAATGACGCAGACCTAGACATCAATGTATTATTTGATGTACCTGAAAGTGAAAGAGTTGCAGAAAGAGAAAGACTATCTTTACAATATCTTTCATCAAAGAATCCAAATAACATACAAGGTAAATTAATACCTGGTACAAAACATCCTATTAACTATTATTTTGTAACCGATGAAGCAACATATAAAGACCAAGAGAAAAAAGCAGACGCAGTATTTTCAATTACAAGAAATGTATTTGTTAAAAGACCTGAAGATTTTACTTTTAATGTTGATGATTATATTGCTGACTTCAATAAGAAAGTACAAGAAATAGATGTAGTCAAAGGTGAACTAAAAAGAGACATTGTTGACTATGACGAATTAAAAGAATTAAGTCCTGACGATATAGAAAACTTACAAGCAAGAGTAGAGAGTAAGTTAGAAGAAATAGAAACTGATATAGAGGACATAATAAAGATTGGTGACGGTGTTGACGCAGAAAGAAGAAGTGCGTTTGATACAGATATGTCGCCAGACGAAATCAGAAAGTATAGTATTAAAAACAGATTACCTAAAAATGTAATCTATAAGATGTTAGAGAAATATCATTACATTACTTTCTTTAAGAAGTGCAAGAAGATTTTAGATGACGGTATAGTTACCGATAAAGAAATTGATAGTCTAAAAACTGAAGCAGTAGGCACACCTAAAAAACATATCGCATTTACATTTGGTAGATTTAATCCACCAACGATAGGCCACGAAAAGTTAATTAACAAAGTGGCGTCTGTAGGTGCTAATGATTATCTCATTGTGCCAAGTGGTTCGCAAGACCCAAAGAAAAATCCATTAAAAGTTAACGACAAGATTAGAGTTATGAAATCTATGTTTCCTAGACACGCAAGTAAGATAAAACAAATTACTGGTGCTAGAACAGCAATTGAAGTTGTTAATAAATTAAATGGCAAAGCAAACGAAATAACAATGGTAGTTGGTTCAGATAGAGTAAGAGAATTTGAAACACTACTAAACAAGTACAACGGTGTACAAGCAAGAGGAACAAATTACGAGTTTGATAAAATCAATATCGTATCTGCTGGCGAAAGAGACCCAGACGCTGAAGGCGCTATGGGAATGTCAGCAAGTAAAATGAGAGCTGCGGCTCAATCTAATGACCTTAAATCTTTTAAGCAAGGTCTACCTACATCTTTTAGAGACAAAGATAAACTATTTGGATTAATTAGAAAAGGAATGAACTTGGCTGCAGGTTATACTGGACCAGGTATCGGAACATATCAACCTATCGCTAGTGTTGAAAGCTTTACTAAATGGCATTTAAGAGACTTGTATATCCGTGAACAACTATTTAACATAAACGATAGTGTTGAAGACCAAGAACAAGAGATTACAGGTAAAGTAATTCGTAGAAGTACAAACTATGTTGTATTAGAAGACAATAATTCTAACTTACATAAATGTTGGATATGGAATTGTATTCCACAGACTAACATAGATGAAACTAAATTACACGAAATTAATTTAAATGTAGACTATGGTTTTGAAGCAGTATCAGAAACGGAAGTCAAAATGAATGAAGAATACGGTAAGAAATTACCACAAGATAAAGATGTAAAAACTAAAAAAGGTACACAACCTAAAAAGTATTACAAAGATATGAAGAAAGGTGAAAAAGAAAAAAGAGCAAAACACTTTTCTAAACAAAAATATAATAAATCAGATAATGATAAAGATTACAAAGCTGCACCAGGAGATAAAGACGCAAAGACAACTACTAGTGTACATACAAAGAAATATCAACAAATGTATGGTAAAGAATCTTACGAGATAGGTAAAGATTATGCAGACCATACTAAAAGAGTAACCCCAGGACAGCGTGCAGAAACGAGTCCAGAGACAATAAACCAAGAAGATATACAGAAATGGGCTTCTTCAAGTGAGACTATTGATAAATATAAGAAACGATACGGAGAAGAATATCAAGTAGAATTGAATGACGCTGTGAAAAAAATGGAGGAGAGATTGAAAGTACAATCTTTTAAAGAATATGTTAAGATTTAGTGATTATGCAGATAAGATAACGGTCTCGTTAAACTATCATATTGAGAATAGCATACCTCTTGCTGAGAACATATATAGAGTACATAGCGAAGAGTTTTATGCCTTGTTTAGAGAAGCAAGACATATGTTTAATGAAGGTCTATTACAATGCGAAAGTGAATGGGATAGAACTTTATTAGAAACAGACATTGGAGAATTTGCTGAATATGAAGGTATGAAAGTACCTTTAGATTGTCCGATACAAGAAGAAGACGAAAAGAATCCGCCTTTAAATAAACCAAAAAAAGGTGGACCTAAAAAGTTTTATGTTTTTGTAAAGGACGGAGATAAGATTAAGAAGGTTACTTGGGGAGACACTACTGGTTTAAGAGTTAAGTTAAACGACAAACAAGCCAGAAAATCTTTTGCTGCTCGTCATAAGTGCGACCAACAAAAAGATAAAACAAGTGCTGCCTATTGGGCTTGCAACTTACCTCGTTATGCGAAGTCATTAGGACTATCGGGTGGGGGTAACTTTTACTGGTAGGAGTTGACAATGGAATTTTATGATGAAAGACCGGACGAAACAAAAACGGACGATTTCTTTCAACGGAGTTTCGGACAAGACGCCAAAGAAGAGAATTTAGTTTGGCACCGAGATAGACGAAATAGAACGATAAGAATTATTGCAGGAGTTAATTGGAAATTACAAATGGATAATAAACTCCCAGTCATTATGAAAGTAGGAGATGTTTTTGATATACCAAAGGAAACATTTCATAGAGTACACAAAGGTGAAGGTAGACTAATTATAGAAATAAAGGAATTTTAGGAGAGAAATATAAGATGACAAGATATACACAAACAATGAGAGAAGCACTAGAAGAGGTGTGGGCAAACGATATTCAGATTGACGAAGGCAAGATGAAGACTATTGCTACTCTTTTTGACCAAGGTAAATCAGCTGAAGACATTGCAAAACAAATGAAGTTGCCTGTTGCAACCGTTAAAACTATTCTAGGTGAAGAAGACATCAAGGAAGAACAACTGGTTGAATTTACAGACCAACAAATCAAAAAGTTAAAAGCAGAATATGCTAGTCTTGCAGGTAAGAGAATATCTATCGCAAGAGCAAATCAGTTAAGAAACATCTTTGACAAAATTGCAGACGCACAACTTCCTAAACTCTTCAAAGCAGACATTCCTTTTATTTCAGCAATGGCAGTTAGTCGTATGATACAAAAAGGTATCAAAGTACCTAAAGGTGTAAAACTTTCAGCATTTGAAAACAAATCTTGGGACCAAGTTATTTTAGAATATACTGATTATGTAGAGTATATGGCAAAGAACGGTGGTGAAGCAAGTAAGATTGCAAATATGTTTAAAGGTAAAACAGGTGGTGGAGAAATTTCTAAATCTGGTTCAGAAGTTAGAATTGATAGTGCAAAAGATGTAGAAGCAATCCATAAAAAAGTAATGGATAACTTCCCAGACACTAGAATACTAACTAAAGAAGAAGACGAATTAAACGAAGGTACAGGAACTATTAAAGGTTTCACAAATGAAAAAGAGAAATCAAATATGGTTTCACTTGCAAAACAACACGGATTAAAAGTATCAGATGTACCTGGTGGTATTGAACTAAAAGGTAATATGAGAAAAATTTTAGATATGCAATTAGCAACTAGGTCTCACTTAAAGACTGAAAGTAAAATTGAAGAGGCAGTACTTGCTGGTAGAGATTACAAATATACTGGTAAAGGTCCTGTTGAAATCAGTAAAGCAAATTTCAAAAAGATTAATAAAGATTATAAGAAGACTACACCAGGACAAGAAATGATGGTAGTACTAGACCCAAAAACACACGGTACGGTATTAGCACCAGTTAAGTTTACAGAAGAAACAGAAAATGGTGAAGTTGAATCTGGTAAGATTAAGTTTAAAGACTTGAAGAAAGAGAAGAAAGATGAACCTAAAGTTGATGTAGACGCTCTTAAAGACCAGATACATATGTTAAAAACAAAATTAGAAAACGAAAAGAATAAAGCAATCAAACCAGAACCAAATCCTGATACAGGAGAAGTTCCATTACAAGTTGGATTAGCACAAAAGATATTAAGAGA